ATAGATCAAGATGACGGAGATACCAGACATTGAAAAGTTAGCCCGTGAAAGGCTAATTTACAAAACGGAAATGCTCAAAGCGATCGTTTGCCGCACCAAGAAGCAAAAGATTGCCTTAGCAAGCGAATGGCGCGAAAAGTATAGTCCGATGACCTATGATCAATTGATAGCCTTAGCAAAGAACCATGATGCGCGACTAAAAGTGGCGTATTGGAATTTGGCGGATTTTGAGACAAAACGCATGGAGAAACATAATTGAAAACCGCAGCCGTAGTAACGGTGACCAATGGCAAACGCCCTTGGGAATTGGCTAATTGCATTGCATCAGTCAAAGCGCAGACTTACCCTTGTACGCATTACATCTTGTGTGACCAAGACTTTAATAAGTTTGCCGAGCTAAAGCGCATTTATCCTGATGTTTTACTGTGTTATTGGGATGCCAAGATAGGCGGTCGTGGTTATGCTGGCCAGCGTTGGTTAGCCGCCGCGCCCCAGCTCATTACTGAGGATGTAACCTTTTTTTGCAACGATGACGATTGGTACGAGGAAAATCATGTACAAACCATTATGGAGAAGATCGAGCAAGGGAATGACTGGGCGTACTCTTTTCGTAAGATCAATGATGAGGACGGTAATTTTCTTCTTTACGATCATTGCGAGGCGCTTGGTGAGGTGGCCGCCGTATGGAATGCTCCTAGCCACCATTTCGTTGATTGGTGTATGTGGGGTATGCGCACAGATTGTTTAAAGCAGATTGCCATTCTTCTCAACCGCCCAGACCCACAAGCTGACAGGCACTTCTATAACGCCGCTAGAGAAGTCTTTCCAAAGTTTGAGGCTACGGGTCAGCATACCTTTAACTTTCGCCTTGGCGGCACTTGTGGCGTGAAACGCGAATACTTTGACATGGGTAACCTAGAAATGCTGCGGCGTTTTAATGGCAAGCTGCCTTGGATTAAGCATGAGTAAATTTAATCTTGCCCACTTTTATGAATTTTGTAAGACCCTTCAAATTGAAACCAAAGAGAAGGGCTTGGTTCGTATGGATCATTTGCTGGGAACTCAGACCTATGTCATGGACGAAATTGCCAAAGGTTTGGAAGAAGGCATCCATTTTTTTGTAGTATTGAAAGGACGACAACTTGGAATCACCACAATCTCCCTTGCCCTTGACCTCTACTGGCACTTCCTCAACCCAGGACTTCAAGGAACACTTACAACAGATACGGAAGAAAACCGAGATATGTTCCGATCTACTCTTTCCATGTATATGGACGGTCTCCCCAAGAAGTATAAAGTCCCGATCCTTACTCACAACCGCAATGCTCTTGCCCTCAAGAACCGCAGCCGTCTCTTTTATCAAGTTGCTGGGCTTAGAGCCAAAGGAAGTCTGGGTCGCGGCAAGGGTATTACCTTTCTCCACGGAACGGAAACCTCTAGCTGGGGTGACGAAGAAGGACTCGCTTCCCTCTTAGCCTCTCTTGCTGAAACCAACCCAGACCGCTTGTACATCTTTGAATCGACTGCCCGTGGTTTCAATATGTATCACGATATGTATGTGACCGCTAAACGCTCTAGAACGCAAAAGGCCATCTTCTGTGGCTGGTGGCGTAACGAGCTGTATATGGCTGATCCCAACAGCAATGTGTATAAAACCTATTGGGATGGCCGCATGACAGGCGAAGAAAAGGAATGGGTGCGCGATGTTAAAAAACTGTACAACTTTGAAATCAATAGCCGTCAATTAGCGTGGTGGAGTTGGAAAATGAGTGAAGGCATGAAAGATGATAGCCTGATGTATCAAGAGTTCCCGCCGACCGAGGACTACGCTTTTGTGATGACGGGAACATCATTTTTTTCTAATGCGAGGTGTACTGATGCCGTTAAAAGACTTAAAAAGCGTTCTTTTGATTCTTACCGCTATAGCTTTGGGGTTAATTTCCAAGATACGGAAGTGCTTAAATCTACAGAACGCCTTGCCACGCTCAAGGTTTGGGAAGAACCTGTGGATACTGCTTATTATGTTATTGGTGCTGATCCCGCTTATGGAAGCTCTGATTGGGCTGATCGGTTCTGCATACAAGTATTTCGGTGCTACGCAGACGGACTGGAACAGGTGGCTACATTTGCAACTTCTGAGCTCAACACTTATCAGTTTGCTTGGATCATTGCTCACCTAGCGGGCGCGTATAAATACTCTACTCTTAACTTAGAAATCAATGGCCCAGGACAAGCGGTCATCAATGAATTGCGTAATCTTAAGCGTCAAGCGAGCGCAATGGGAAGCGCTCTGGGCAAAGACCTCTTGGATGTGTACGGCAATATGCAAAATTACATTTGGCGTAGAAACGATACTTTGGGTGGCGTGTCCAACTCGATTGGCTGGATGACTACTGCCGCGACTAAAGAGCGGATGCTTACTTACATGAAGGATTATTTTGAGCGCGGCATGATGGACATTTGGGATATGGACACCATTGAAGAAATGAAAACTACCATCCGTGATGGCGGCTCGATTGAAGCGTCTGGCCGCAATAAGGATGACCGCGTGATTGCCTCTGCCCTAGCTTGCGCTGCCTTTGCTGAACAAGTGCAGCCACGCCTCATTGCGCAAAAGATTACCCGCACGATCTCAAGGACGCAAGACGACTTTACCCCAGAACAGTTGACAGTAGGGCGCAATGTATCAGACTATCTCAAAAGGATAGGAGTGTATGGAAAATAAACGGGTTTACCCTAAGTCCGAACTCAAACGGATTATTAAGCGGTTCTTCCAAGACAAGAATCGCGGTATCTCTATTAAACTTTTTTCCGAACTAGCGGGCGTTTCCCACTTGTATTTGCGCGACATATTCTTATATGAAACAGAGCCACTCTCGGAAATGGTACAACGCAGAGTGGATAAGGCTTACAAGGCATGGGTTAAAGGGGAAGTGGCCATTATGCAAAACCGCGATACCAGCAAATTTGTGCAATATCGCAAGGAAGCCAAGCCTGTAATGCAACGCACTACGGGTATTGAGCTAGTCAATGGACAATTTAAAGTCAGCGTGGGAGTCAAGCCCAAGTATGACTACTCTGTTTTAACACTTGACGAACAGTTGAAAAGGGGATAGAAATGGCAGTAGTCAATGATTACAAGTGTCCAAAGCACGGATACTTTGAAGCTCGTAAACCGCAATGTCCAATGAAGGATTGCCATGAAGAAGTTATGGTCGTATTTTTGCAAGCACCTAATCTCATTAGTGCGAAAACCACCTTTACCGACAAATCCACCAAACAACTTGCCATCGAGTTCGATATGTCCGACATCAAAACCACCCGTGAAGGCGAGAACCAAAGCGGCTACCTCAGGCGTAAAAACAAGTTCACCGAAAAAGAATACGCAGAGGCCGAAAAATACGCCACTCGCAAAAAAGGCGTTGACAAAGACAAACTTAGTAAACCAATTCCCCCTGTCGAGCAGCCAAAAGAAGCGCGTGCGGGCGATGCAGCCATCTGGGGCGGCGGATTCCAAGGAATGAATTTGCAATCCGTTTTAACTGGTCGTTTTGCTAAACCCGTGCGAGATGAAGCGGTGGGCTTGACACCGAGCCAAGCTGGTATTAAAACAGGACCTGTGACTGATCCTAGGGCTACAATGAGAGACCCCGATAACTTACAGATCAAAAAATGAGAATACCTACAGGCGAGAGTAGAGAGGATTTTTACTTAGACATCATTCAGAAGTGTTTGGTGTCACGGGAAGAAAGACGCGGAGACTATACGACTCTGCGTTCTTTTTATCTATTTGGCAATGACCCAGAGTCCCCGCCAGCGTATTTCAATAAAATTCACCCCCACCTCGATCAGCTAACCAGTTTTTTATATTCAGCTGAAACAACCAGATTCTCCATTGCGTTAGGCGCATCCGTTCACCCAGCAGAGCATCGTAAAAGCCCGTCATTAACTCAAGCCCTTAATGATGAGTGGCTCAATTCCAATGCCGACCAAGTGTTTTCCACCGCGCTAACATGGTCTTTAGTGTACAACTCGACCTTTATCAAGTTAGTTTACAAGAACGGCATCCATCCTTACATGATTGAGCCTTCCGCAATTGGCGTATTGCGCGAAGATACCCCTTATACAGACAGGCAAGAAGCCCTAGTTCAAACCTACTACATTACGAAATCGGAACTTTACGCCCGTCTGTATTCCCATCCTAAACGCGATTCGATTGTTTCGCGCGTCACCACAGGCACAAAAGTGTCAGAATCCGATATACCTGAGGCGGTAAATCGCATTGTGATGAGTCAAACCAACCCAACCATCTACGGTAATGTGAACCTAGACCTATACGGCATGAACCGTTATAAGTCGCGCGTAGCCGAAGATACGATCGAAATGACCGAGTTGTGGGTTTGGAATGATGACACCGAGGACTATCAAGTGGTCACCATGGCCGCGCCCAATGTGATTATTTACGATCGCCCTGGCGCATCCGTGTTTCTCAAAGGTGAATGTCCGTTTGTACAGATTTGTCCAAACCCTTTATACGATTATTACTGGGGTGCATCAGAGTGCCAAGAGTTGATTTTGCTCCAACAGCTGCGTAACACCCGCATGACCGAGATTTTGGACTTGTTATCTAAACAAGTATCGCCACCGACCGCATTTACAGGCTTCTCAGGCATTACAGATGAGAAATACTTTGCTATGCAGCGTGCTGGCTCAATGATTGCCACCGATATGCCAGGAGCAAAGGTCGATCGCCTCGCGCCCGAGATGCCGCCTGATTTATTTGAGGTGATTCACGAAATTGACGCGATGTTCTCCGAAGTCTCAGGCATTTCCAATGTTTTAAGCGGAAAAGGCGAAGCGGGAGTCAGATCGACTGGCCATGCCAGCCAATTAGCAAGGCTAGGCAGCTCACGCGCGAAAAAACGCGCCCTGATTGTTGAAGATAGCTTGGAAAAAGTGGCCACCTTGTATTTGAAGATTATGCAAGCGTATGACAACACGCATTTCCGTGATACAGAAGATGTGCCGTTTATTGCCGAGCAATTTACTAAAGATTATGTGGTCAAGGTGGACGCGCATAGTAATAGCCCCATCTTTACCGAAGATTTAAAACAACTTGCATTTAATTTATTTAAGGCGCAAGCTATTGATAAAGAAACTTTGATAGACTTAGTTGAACCACCCATGAAGCAGTTAATCAAAGATAAGTTGAAAAAACGGGAGAAAGAACAGGCCGCCAACCCGCAGCCCCAACCAGCTCCTAAGGAAAAGAAAGAACCGAAAGGCGAGTAATGGCACAAGGTAATGTACAACCCAAGGCAGATCAGCCTAGAGTAACTACCGAATCTCTCAAGCGTAGTGAGGGAAGCCCCAATTTGCAGTATCGTGTTCAAGGCATTAAAAGTTTTGACAGAAGTCCAAAACAACGCAATTATGGTCGTACAGTTAGGGGATAGCTAACTTCGGAGAAAATGATGAGAAAGTCATACAAAAAATCACGCAAGTCACGCCGCTAATCGGTTTCCTTCACGGGAGAAAAAAGGGTGTGGCTGCTTGCCCTTGAACTAAGTGGCCGCTGCTAACAGGAGAAATCTCATGGCACGCATGAAGCGCAAAGGTCGTAAAGGTCGTAAGTAATCCGTAAGGGTTGCTTTGGTCTGACCAAACAAACCTCCCATGGGGGAGGGAATAGAAATATATCCCCCACTTGACAATTAAAGTATTGTGTTTACGATACGAAGTAATTTAAGGAAAAAGTATGGGCGTACCCTCAGACCAGTTGATGCAAATGATTAAATCCCAACGGGATGGAGCAACACCCGCTGGTACACCTCCTATGCCAGAAAACCCAGCTATGGGTATGTCTGATTCCTCTGCCCCTCCTATGGGCGCGCCAATGTCCACACCAGAACCCAAAATGGGAAATCGCGAAGCCGCGATGATTAACTTATCTATGGCGATGGACTTGCTAGAACAAACTTTGCCAGCTTTAGGTAGCGAATCTGAGGAAGGGCAAAAAGTATTATCTGCCATTCGTACTATGACTTCGGTCATTGGCCCTAAGAAAGCTAAAGTAAACGAGTTGCAACCAAACGAAATTATGCAAATGCTTCAAACATTACCCCAAGCTGGCGGTGCTACGGCAGAGGGCAAAGCAATGGCTCAAGCACCAACAATCCCAGGTATGTCAGCCCAAGTGCCTCCTCCAATGCCTCCTGGCGGCGGTGGTATGCCTCCTGGTGCTGGCGCACCTTCTTTAACTCCACAAATGTAAGGAATTACTATGGAACTCTTTAAACCACGCGGTTCGTCTAGCCCACGCAGACCAACCGACAACAACCAAAAGAACGGTCAAGTTATCAATACTCCTCGTTATTCAGAATTTGGCGGCTTATCTTCTGCGCCTAAAGCGGGATACAAGAACATGATGAACTTGTCCCATCCTGGCGACACTAAAAAAGTTATCTAAAGGTAAAGGGGATAGATCATGGCATCTTTAGAAGATATTGATTTGGAGCAACGCGATCAACTGGCTCTCTTGATGAAAGAGTTGTCAGAAAATCCCGAAACTCGCAAAGAAGCATTACGACTCACAAAGAAAGTGCGTCCTAACTTGACCATTCCAGAGCTAGATATTGAGGATCACACCAATTCTAAAATATCCGCAGCCGAAGAACGCGTCATGAAATTGGAATCACAACTTCGTGAGAAAGAAGCACGCGAAGAACTCGAAAAGCGTAGAAATAGGCTTAAAGAAAAAGGGTTAGCCCAATCCGATGAGGATATTGAGCAAATTGAAAAATTGATGCTGGAGCAAGGTATGACAAATCATGAAACGGCAGCTCAGTATTTTGAGTGGATGAAGCAAGCCGCTACTCCAACGCCAAATTCGGCAATGGGGTACAACCCAAGCGCACTTTCTAAGTTTGACCTTTCTAAGTATTGGAAAAACCCACAAATGGGCGCGCGGGACGAAGCAGCAAAGGCGTTGGGCGAATTGCGTAAAAACAATCGGCCAATCGGTATTTAAACGGCAGTAAATGGGGATATTTACTTTTAATGGAGAATTATTATGCCAATAGGCGGCGGAAT